TTATCTACACGAACAATCAATGATTGCTAACGGTCAATTAGACCCAGCAGAATTAGGAGAGAGTTATGCTTAATCGTTATAAGATACTTGCAGAGGCAAGTGGCGGTAAACTTACCGAAGAAGAGGTTCGCAATTTAGAAGAGTATGGTGTAAAACACCCAAGTGAGTTTGCACCTGACCCAGCAGACGAAGTGCCTGCTGGTTACTGCATATGTGGTGAGAAAGATTGCGATGAAGAATATGAACACTGGACAAGTGGGTGGTAATATGAATGATGATGATAAGAATTTATTAATCAATTTCAGTCCTCTATTAGTAGTAGCAGTAATTATGATGATACTGTTAATAGCAAATGCCAAAGACCAAGAACCAGGCAGACCAAATTATTATGACTCGCCAGTGACAGAAGATACAGGAGAAAGATATGGGTAATTATAAACATACAGAGAAGGATGCTTTCAAAGCATTTTTATACGGCATGGGTTTCGGTGCCTTTTTAATGTTTGTTATGATGTTGCCACAAACAGTCAAAGCTGCCGATGAAAACGGCGAGATGATTTGTATGGCAAAGAACATTTACTTTGAGGCAGGCAATCAACCTCTCGCAGGTAAAGTTGCTGTTGCACAGGTTGTTCTGAATAGAATGGAACATAGTTCATACCCACAAGATATTTGTGGTGTAATCTATCAGGCAAAATGGCGTGAGAATTGGAAAGGCGATATGGTGCCAATCAGACATCAATGTCAGTTCAGTTGGTTTTGCGATGGCAAGTCAGATGAACCTTTAGACACTGATACATTCTTTGAATCATATGTGATTGCTCAAGATGTAGTTTTGGGTAAGTATCCTGATATTACAGAAGGTGCAACACACTATCATTCAATTATGGTTGAACCATATTGGGCAGAAACACTGAATGAAACAGTGCAAATAACAGACCACATATTTTACAAATGAACGATAAGTGTATTAATTGTTCTAAAGAGACCTCAGTTAAAACTGAAACTCATGTAGATGAAAGGAAAAATTATATAATCGGTGCAGGACAACTTTGTCGTAAGTGCCATGAAGAAATTTACAAGGAGAAAGAAGATGAGAGATTTCTTGCAGAATACTGAATACCTGAATAATGGTGTTCGTCACATTTATAAGTTTGACAATGGTTATGGTGCTAGTGTTATAAAGCATGATTATAGCTATGGGGGTAGGGACGGTTTATGGGAATTAGCGGTTCTCAAAGACGATGAACTATGTTATACTACTCCTATTACAGAAGATGTTATTGGGCATCTTGCATGGGATACCGTTGAAGACATCTTAACAGAAATACAAGAACTATGAATCTATTTTATTTACACGAAGAACCTAAACCATGTGCTGAGTTGCATTGCGACAAGCATGTCGTTAAGATGATTATCGAGTATGCTCAGTTGATGTCAACAGCACATCGTATGTTAGATGGCGACCAATACGAGGCGTTATCTAAGAACGGCAGACGAATCAAAAGATGGCGTATGCCAAACTCTAACTTAGAAAACACCTTATACAAGGCGTCACACCTGAATCATCCAACTGCTGTATGGGCAAGACAAACATCAGGTAATTATGAATTCTTGTATCAGTTGTTTACACATCTATGTGATGAGTATACTTACAGATACGGCAGAGAACATCTAACAGATTCAAAACTTAGAAATGTTCTATGTGAAACACCAACTAATATTACACCAGGTCCATTCTCACCTCCACCACCTGCAATGCCAGATGATGTGAAGTCAAGTGATGTAGTAAAAGCGTATCAACAATACTACAATAAATACAAGAGAGATTTCGCAGTGTGGACTAAACGAGATACACCTGCATTTATGTTATGAGAATATTGATAAAAAATTACGGCGATTGTAGAGTCTTTTCTGATAGACCTTTTGGGTACAAAAGATATCATGTAGAATGGAATGACGGAAGTAAACAAGTCTATTCTGGTCTTTGGTATAAAGAACAAGATGTACTCGATATCGTTGAACAAAACTTACCGAGAATTTAATGCCCATATACCAATTTTATAACTCAGAGTTAGATGAGCAATACGACCTTTTAATGTCTTATGATAATAAGGTTAAGTATCTTGCAAAGAACCCACATATAAAAGAAATCATTGGCGCCCCTAATATTGTAGGTGGTCATGGTGATAGAATCAAAACTGATGGTGGGTTTAAAGAAGTCTTATCTAAGATTGGTGATGCACACCCAGGTTCTCACCTCAACACAAACAAATCAATCAAAGACATTAAGACAAAAGAGGTTGTTAAAAAACACATTCACAAACAAAGAAAAAAATAGTATAATAAAGTATGACTAAATTGAAAACGAATCTATTAGAACTTGGTGACTTAGAATCTATACAATTAGAAACTATATCAGAGAATGGTCAACGATACTATGTTGGTGAGAACAATGCAAAATATCCTAGTGTCACAACAGTTGTCGGTCTTAAAGCAAAGAAACAGATTAAACTTTGGCGTGAACGAGTCGGAGAAGAGACTGCAAACAAGATTACTAAACAAGCAACGACTAGAGGTACAAAGTTTCATCAACACATAGAAGACTATCTAAGACAAGAAAAAGAATACATTGAGTTTGATAACATACTACAAGAAGGTATGTTTAAGGCAGTTCAACCTGTCTTAGATGGCATCACACCAATCGCTCTTGAAGCACCTCTATATTCACACGAATTAAAAATGGCGGGTCGAGTAGATTGTGTTGGACTATTTGAAGACCAACTTGCAATTATAGATTTCAAGTCATCAGGTAAACCAAAAGATGACTATATGGCGACACCATGGTTTATACAAATGACTGCCTATGCTATCATGGTCGAAGAACTCACAGGAGTTGCAATCGATGAGATAGTCGCAATAGTTGGTGTTGAAGGTATGAATACATTTCAATTATTCATTAGTGAACCTAGTCAACATATCGAAGAGTTATTACAACTTAGACAACAATACAAAAACTTATACGGCGTATGATAACAGTATACAAAAATGATAGAGTAATGCTATCAGTGATTCACAACTTCTTAACAGACGAGGAGTGTGAAGAAATTGTAAGATGGTCATGGCAAGATTTAGAGAAAGCAACAGTATCAAGTAAAGAAGGTAAAGGAAAATTTACAGAAGGTCGTACAGGTTCACATACATGGGTGCAACACGATTCTTCTGATTTAACATTACGAATCGCACAAAAGATTGCTGACACTGTAAGAATACCTTTGAGTCATGCAGAACCTTTTCAAGTTGTCTACTATGGCGAAACAGAACATTATGATTATCACTACGACACCTTTGATGAAGAAGATAAAGACTTCAATCAAGTGTACTTAGATTGTGGTGGTCAAAGACTTGTCACTGCATTGGGATATCTAAGAGATGTACCCAAAGGTGGCGGAACAGGTTTTAATCAGTTGGGTATCGAAGTACAACCTAGAAAAGGTACAATGATATTCTGGCATAATGTATTACCGAACACAAGCAAAAGAGACCCCTTTTCTAAACATGCAGGTTTACCTGTACTCGAAGGTGAGAAGTATGCTTTTAACTTGTGGTTTAGAGAACGAGAATTTAAGTAGGAGAAATATGGCAAATTTTTATGATGAAGAAAAGTTCAATCTAAAACAAGATTGGAATTGGAGTAAGATTATTTGGAAGAGTGATGATTGGATTCATCAACAAGCATATGATAATGCATATGAACATATGTTAGAGTATCTTGAAATAGGAAGTGAAGATGAACTAACTAAGGAACACTTACAAGAATGTGAAACATTAATTGATTACTTAGAAGCACCTCACGACAAAGGTGGAATGGGTCAAGATATGAATGGTCATAGTGCGACATACTATGCATACTATCGAGTCATGATGGATTGGATAGAGAACTTTGACCTAGAACATTATGAAGGAGCACCAATCGTATGATAACAAGAAAAGAATTTACAGAACAAGTCGAAAGATTGTTAGTAGGAAACAAAACAGATGTAATGAGTGCTATACTCAAAGTTTGTGAAGTGAATGGTGTAGAACCAGAAGGTGCAAAAAGACTTCTATCTCCACCTTTAAAAGAAAAACTTACTGCTGAGGCAGAGAGGTTAAAATTAATCAATGTTGAGAAGTCTAGTAGAGGCTCTCTCACATCTTTTTATACGGAGTCGAAATGAAGATAAATGATATCGTAAGTGTAGTCACAATGAACGGCGAGTTTATTGGCAAGATGAAAAGTGTCGACCCTTTAGTATTAGAAAACCCAAGAATGATTGTTCAAGCATCAGAGGGCAAAATGGGTTTCGCTAGAGGTGTTGCAATGACTGGTGAAGAGAATCCAACTGAAGCAAGATTCTATACAGTATCTTTAGTTGTACCAACTAATGACCAAATAGAAGAAGCATGGAGAACTGCTACAGGTGCCTTAGTTGTACCTAAGAAAAAGAAGGTCATCGTAGGCGGTGAGTAGTAGAGAAGGATTTGATAGTTATAAACTGTACCTTGGAATAAAATTACATTTTCATTCTAAGGACTACGACTTTAATCAATACAATGGTAAAGTTAAAGCAGAACTATCTTCCTTTCTCAAACGAAATGATAGATTTCACTTCGCTAAATTGGCACGACTATATAAAGAAGAGTTAAAAGATTTCTATGTTGCTAATCTATGTACATCAGATATGTGGGTTGGTGACATGACTGAAAACGAAGCGAAGAAAACTTTTATCGATTGGAAGAAAAGAAATCAGAAACTAACTTATCTATTTGAGAATGAAGTTAGTGGTCTTTTAAAGAAGAAGACAATACAAGAGGTGTTAGAAGTAAAGAACGGACAACACCCATATCTACTTAAACAGTTTATGGGTAAGAAGATATCAATCGAAACAATGGTAATGTTATGTGAGATAACACAATGCCAAAAGAAATGGGATAACCTCATAAGTGATAATTTAATTTATCCGGAGGTTATAAACAAGATAAATAAGTATAAGTCATTCATAAATTATGACTATAACAAGTTTAAACAGAAGTTAATACAATTATGCTCTACATAGTAGGAAACGGACCATCAAGAAATAATTACGATTTATCCACACTAGAAAGATGGTGGGGTATGAATATGTGTTATAAAGATGCAATGCCAGACATGTTGTTTACTGCTGATGTTGCCCCTATGTCACATGCAATCGATGATGAAGTCTATAAGACAACACCTCATTGTGTTGGTGGTTCATTCAATCCAATTGATTTAGACGAAGACCAACATTCATGGGATATGTTGCACGAAGGTATGAAAGTGGGACATGCAGAAGAGTTTGTATACTTTGATATAAGAAAAGAGGGTGATGATAAATTCGTTGTGATGAGTGAATCTTATCATAAAGAATTGAGACACTATTTCATGGCTTATAGCTCTGCCCATGAAGATAACATAGTTATATATGAAAAAGATGAGTTCAAGAATTTACTTTGTGGTCTATATGCATTAGGTTATGCTGTAGAACATGGAGAAACAGAGATTTGTCTTGTAGGGTTTGACTCTTTAGAGTTTGATGTTGTTGATAACATCTATGACCATCGAGATTGTCATACATACAATGACGAATACACTTCTAGTTCCGGAGTGGGCAATGTTCAAAAATTGCAGTTTCTATCCCTTTTAAAATGGATAGAAGAGAACTATCCAGATATCAATGTTTATTTCAAAAACACGGTAGACGGATTCGATAAAATTGAGTATAATAATATACTAAATAGGTATGAGTCTGAGGGACTTAATACCGAAGACGAGTGGGTATTGATTGAAGCTTGCTTTAAGAGTGAAATTACATCTCTTTAAGTAGACGCCATCCCAATACCTTTACATAAAATGCTAATACAATGCGATACAATAGGAGAATACAATGTCGACATCATTAGATAAACTAAGAGCAGCTATGGA